CATTCATAATCTATTAACTTTTAAAGAACAATTGAAATTTAAACATTAAAATGTATTAAGATAAACTAAATATAATGGATAGAGATGGATATATTTTAGAACAATATAAAAGAATTGACATACTTAAAATGAATTTTGAATCTGAAAATTGGTTTAATCCAAACATATATACAAATGACGGTTATATACCCTTTTGTAGTTCTTGTAAAGAAGATTATGAGATGTTTAAAAAGTCAGATATATATGAAAATATGGAAGTTGAAATAAAAGATCCACAAGCTTGTTTATGGTATCAATGGTACATAACACGAATATTAAATATATGTCCAAGTGTAAAAATAGTTAAAAATAAAACTAAGAACAAAAATTAATATAAAATATTATATATAGGATATAATATTTATTTTGCAAAAATATTGGAGTTAAGTTATATCAGCTCTACAAATTGGACAAATTTTTTTATATCTTGCCCATTCTTTAATACAATCTGTATGAAAAATATGATTACAGTTTGTAATAGAAATCATATCATCTTTTTCATAATCAACAGTGCAAATACTACAATCTTTATTATTTGACTGTAATTCATCTGTTAGAATAGAAAATTCTTGAGACGCTATTATTAAGTTATAGTCAGTTTTTTCTAAACCATCAGATTGATTTTCAAAACTTTGTGCCTGTACATATTCTGTTTCATTAAAAAAATTAGAACCAATTGGTGTAAAAATACTAAATATAGAGTCTATATCATAATTATATTCATTATTAATATCATTATTATATTCGATATCATAGTCATTATCAAAATAGTTGTTACTATAGTTAAAACTTATATTATTGTTTTGATTAGTATTTAAATATTGCCTAAAATTTAAACCAGTTCTTACTAGATTTTGCATTGCTGGATTAAAAATAGTTCTGATTAAGTTATCTATTTCAGTATTATCGATTACAGGTTCTTCATAATCTGTAAATTCTTCAGTTGACATTATCTTTATTACATAAAATTATAATTTTTAAATTCAATTTTATTATAAACAATAAACCATATTAAAAGTTAAAAAATTATAAATCATACATAATAATCATACATAAAATATATAAAATTAAATAATAGAAAAATAAATAATAAATAGTTTTAACAATTTTAACAATTTTAACAGTTTTAACAGTTTTAACAGTTTAAAAAATAATATAAATTAAAAATCTATCATTTAATAAATGCATGATAAAAGAAAACTTGAATGTAAAAATAATATATATTTACCATTTATTATTTTAATTGGAATAGTAGTATTAATATATATTGTATATAAATTTTTTGGTAATACTATTGGAAAAATAAAAGAATATTTATTTAAAGATCCTTTTATATCTCTTTGTATTATTTGTATTATTGCTATTATTTTATTAGGTGTTTATCAATTGATATTTAGTGATGAAAAAGGAACTTGGTCAAAATATTTTTTAATACCAAATGATGTAACCAATAAAAAAATAAATAACGAAGATAATAAACCAGGAAAAGAAAGTAAAGGTGAAATAGAATGTAGAAATGTGTTAGAAAATATATTTAAAACATCATTTGAAAAAGCCAGACCTGGATTTTTAAATAATCCAGTTACAGGTGGTATACATAATTTAGAACTAGATTGTTATAATCCAAAACTTAAATTAGCTGTAGAATATAATGGAATACAACATTATAATTTTACACCATATTTTCATAAGAATAAAGAATCATTTACAAATCAGAAATATAGAGACGAACTTAAAAGAAGAATGTGTAAAGATAATATGATAACATTAATTGAAGTACCATATACAGTAAAAACAGAAAATATAAAAGATTACTTAATAAAAGAATTATTAAAACATGGATATATAGTAACCTAGATTTATGTCTTAATATTTTTATCAAATCATTATATTTAAATATAATGATTTTTAAACTTAAGAATGTTTCAATTAAGATTCATCTTTTTTACCTCCACCTTTACGTCTTTCATTTTGTTTTTCTCTTAATGAATCACGTAATCTTAGAGATGGTGGAATATTATAATCTTTTTTTTCATTTTCTTCAAAATCTCTATGTGATTCAGATCTATCACGTCTGTCATGTCTATCACGAGTATCTCTTTCATGACTATATTTGTTACCTCTTTGTTTATGATGTTTTCTGTCTTCTGAATCTGATGAACTAACACTTTCATCTTCTGTATCTGTTGTATCAGAATCAGAATCTGAAACTAAATCTTCTGGATCGATATCTTCATCATCAATAAAATTTTCAATTAAACCATAACCAATTATTTCAAATACTTTTCTAATTTTCTTTTTGTTTTTATCTTTTTTATTAAACTCAAAATCAATTCTTTTAAGTTTTCCATCAAATTTTCTGTGAAAAGAACAATGATTTAATTCTACTTTCGTCATTTCTTTTGCTGTTTGTGCAGATACATAATGTTCTAAATCAAGATCAAAAGTACTCATATCATCTAATATATACCAATCTACTTTTTCTAATTGATCTTGTAGATGCTTGAGATTTTCTTCATTTCCTTCTACTCTAATAAAATAAAGCCATGATTCCATTTCTTCTCCCGAAGTTTCTTGTAAAACTGCATAATCACCTGTCATTATATGTGATGATTTAGGTATTTCTATATTTTCAGTTGACATTTTTATATATATTTTTATGTCTTTTTAAGTTAGTTTTGTCAAATATTAATCACTATCTTCAGTTATTATAGTATCCTCAGTTATTATAGTATTTTCAGTTAATGTACTATTATCAGTTAATTCAGTATTTTCAGTATTAAAAGATGGTACATGTCTTAAATTTGGGGATATATATATATCTGTTTCATTTCCTATATTTTGATTTGAGTCATAATATGGGTTCTCAGATTTTCCAAGAAGAAATGTAACTAGACCTATATCTGCATGCGTTATTTTAATTCGTCCAGCATGAATTGCTAGATAATTTGCATTTCTCAATATATTTGTTATATATTGTTCTATAAAATGTTGTAATACAATAAAGACATTTTTACTTATTTTAATTTTTATATCAGTCATATTATTAGTTTGAAAAATCTCTCTTACAAACTTTTCAAATGAAGATTTAGCAAAAATTAATAGATCACTATGTTTTTGTTGTTTTTTAATATTTCTTAACGCAATAGTTCCGCAATGAAACCTTCTATTTTTTACAGTATTATGTTTTAATGGTTTTTTACTTAATTTATTTAATAAAAAAGGATGGATAAATGGAATGACTCCACCTCCTAATAAATTTATATTTAATTTATTAAATAAATTATCAAGTTCTTGATCATTTCTAACAACTAATTCAATATCTCTAATTGTTATTCTTACTCTTTTATCTTCTTTACAATTTGTATACGCAAGAACAAGTATTTCATGTGTTATATATTCAAGAACTGATGCTAAATATACTGGCGCTGTATTCGATATCATAATTTTATAATAACCAAATTTTCGTAGAAATTTCTCAGCTAAAGAAGGAGGAAAAATAATCTTAGCTTTATCTTGTTTTGTATTTCCTCTTTCGTTTTTATTAAAATTTAAAATAGATTTTTCTCCTTCGAGTATAGAATTAGTTAATAATTCACTAGATAATATAATTTTAATTGCATTTGCAACTTCTTTATCAGTTATTGTTTTCTTTTTATGTATTATACAAATATTTAATGCTATAGAAGATATTTTTTTTGCTATTATACATAAAACACTATTTAATTGCTGTTTAGAATTTAAAGTAATATTACTGTCTTCAGATATTTGTTTGAGCACTTTAAGTATATATATTTCAAATAAATGAGTTTTCTTTTTTTTAATTGATTTTTGGTCATCCATTTACTGATAACTATAAATGTTTTTAAGTTAATTTTAAAATATTTATTATAAGATAAATGGTAGTTAAAAGAATAAAATCAAAAAGACGAAAAACACCTTCAAAAAGACGAAAAACACCTTCAAAAAGACGAAAGCAATCTTCTAATAGACGAAATAAAAAATCTGGAAGAAGAACTAAAAAGAGTGTTTCAAGAAGAAGAATATATAAACCTAAAGTAATAATAAAATATATAGATGGTGATAAAAAAAAAGCTCAAAAAAATGAACAATTAGAAGAATTAGAAAAAGAGAAAAAGAAATTAGAAGAAGAGAATAAAATTAAAAGAATGGAAAAAGAAAATTTAGAGTTAAGAAAAAATAATATTGAACTTGACAAAGAAAAAAAGAAATTAGAAGATAAAGTCGAAAAAGAAACTGAAAATGAAGGAGGCTCTAATAAATTTGTTGAAGGTATAAAAAATGTCTATAATGGTATAGTTGAAATATTTAGTTAATCTATAAAAACTTCTTTAAATATTTTCATTACTTTTTCAGGTGTATATTCTTTATAACAATTTAGATCTATATTAATATACTTATTTTTATCAAATGTCGTAATTATATCGTAAAATTCTTCTTCTGTTTTAAAATATATTCCTTTATCACCTAGTATATCTAAATGACAATTATTCCAGAGAACACCATTAAAAGCAATTATTGGTTTATTATTTATACTATATTCTCCAATTGCTAAACCAAAAGTATGTCCAAGATTTGAACATTCTAAATGAGCATCACATGTGTTAATAAATTTATTTTTATCATCATCATTTATAATTTTTTCAAAAAATTTAACTTGTGGATGAATATCAAATTGTGGTGTATTGATAAAAATAAAATATATATTATTAAATTCACGTACTATTTTTCTAATTATATTATGTACTTGTTCAAGATTAAATGTATCCATACCACCATATCTTCCAAATACTATAGAGTCTTCAGGTATTCCTATTTCATTTCTTAAATTTTCTTTAGTTTTTGACGGTGCTAATCCAATCATATGTGGTACATAAAGAGAATTTCCAAATTTATTTGCTAATGTCTTAGAAACTGCTGCAAAAATATCTCCATGAGGCTGACTTGCATCAAAAACATAATGAACTGCATTTTTTGTATTTTTAAAAATAAAATCATCATTTACACCATATTTTATATTATAAAAAACATCTATTTTATTTTTATCTA